CCAGTTCTTTGTAGTTGGGCCACGTGCCTTCACACACCATGGTTTGGTACTGCTTTTCTTGCTTCAGTTCGTCGCGGTAATCCATTTCCCCTACCGCTCCGAATACTGCTAAGCCCGCCAGCATGTATTGAGGTCTCTGCCAAGGTGGGGGTTGCCAATAGTGCCAGGATTAGGATTAGGGCTAGACCAATTGCTTCGCTCGCTACGTCGTTCACTCTGTTAACGGGGTCATCAATACAATAGCCGCCTGCTAAAAGCCCCTGCATGTGTTTGTTGTACTCACTCATTTTTATAGCTCCAATAATAGATTGAGCGCCTCTACTGCATCTTGGGCACTGCGAGCAACGAAGCCCATACCGCCTGCCCTGTTAACAGTTTTAAAACCTAAATGAATCTCTTCGTGCGAGCCAGCCATTAACGCTGCCGACTAGTAATCATACCTTATAATCAAACTAGTTTGTAGAATTTATCAAAGACTACTCTTGTATCTCGTCATTCATAAATAACTCTAAGTACGTTTTTTCAAGCTCTAAACCGTATCGAGCAGCTACCCTCTCCAAGTCATCCAGTGTAAGGTTATCGTTCGCTAAGCGGTGGTAAAACCCTAGTAGAATGGTGTTCAGCTCCGCTTTGTAGTGATCACCAAGCACCTCTACGACTTTCTGGATTTCTTTACTAGCACCATCAATATTTACACCAGCCATTTACAGACCCTCTGAGTGGTCTTCAAGCGTAACCACCAATCCATCAAAGTCTTCAGATTCTCCTAGTACCTTGGCAAGCTCAAAGACTAATTCTGCATCTAGTTCAAATTCTTCTGCCAAGGATAGAAGGTAATCCTCACGACCCTTGTACCCTTCATCAATATAAATACTCATTTCAAGTCCCCCTCTCGTTAAGACTCACCCATAATACACCGCCAACACACCCAATGTCAATATAGTTTGTAGAATATCTTTGGATAACTCGGTTTATTCCAAATTTGTCTACACGTAATATAGGTTGTAGAAAATCCTTGACACGGTGTGACCAAATACGTAGAATAGTCTTAACAGGTTTTGAAGTTTATTGGTGTTTTTCTTATTATTATAGGTTTACTTCTTATATACTTTAAAGTGTCTTTTACAGATACTTTATAGGGACAACAACAAACAAGCATAATCTTACCCTTCTATAGATAATTACCAATAGTGCCTAGAAAGACTACTGACTCTTGCTAGATCATAGTGATTTGGAGGATTGTGAGCAAGTATTTCTACAAAGTTATTAGAATTAATAAAGATTGACATAATGTGTAGAAGTTTGCTATAGTAGTACAGTAATCAACGATCAAGCAATTAGCGAGGTCATACCATGTAAATTTAAAAGGGGTTATTAATGGGTAAAGCGAATGTATACACTCACTGTGCAGCTTGTGATACTTCACTCAGCGGTAGACAACCAATTAACAAGACTACTGGTGAAGTCAGTGATCTTTGTGGAGTGTGCCGCAACATTGTCCGCAAGGCTTGTTACTTCCATTATGAGGATGTTGAAGCGTTGGAGAAGGATGTGTGGCGAGTTCAGATGGGTCAAGGGGATTTGTGGAACAGTAATGAAGGTTCTTCACATAATGCAGATGCGTCCTATCAGGGTACTGGTTCTTGCGATTAGAACGATAATTCTACAAACTATGTTAAATCACAGTAAAGTATGCAGTTTAGATTGACATAGTGCGTAGAATGGTCTACATTGGTATTAAGGGTAAAGAAACTTAAAAAGAAACTAGTATGACTAATGATGAGATTCTCTTGAAGAAGAACTTAATGGATGTGAGGCTCTTGTGACTGGTGTGGTAATGGGAGAATATGAAATCTCAGAACTACATTCAAAAAAACTCGCTTGTTGCAGATTTGACAGAGAGATTGTACCAATTACGAATTGAAATGAAAAACCTAAAGGAGAAAGATGATGGGTGATGCTGTAGAAATTGAAGAAGTTATTGCTGATGTGACTGCCTACTTTGTTGCAGCGCAGATTGAGGATACCGAGAATCCTTGTGAAGACGCACTATCACTTGCACACGGATTGCTGAGTTACCAAGGTATTTCTGAAGATACCGATGAATACGCAAATATCTTCGGTACAATTTATGCACTAGCTAAGATGGGTTATCTCAACGTACAACTGTCAGTGGGTGGTTAATGGAAACTATCAAACATAGTACAGGTGCTGAGGTAGTAGTAGCTTACTTCGGTGACTTGAAAGAAAAGCTCAGTGTTTCTACTGGATATGTAAGAGGTATGAATGCTTACAATCAAATGATGTCCCGTAAAGATGGTATTCTACGAACTACTCTGAGTGAAGATGCTGGTCACAAAGCTATTGTTAAAGATCATAACAAGTTTTATGGAGATAGTAAGTATGATGGCCGTGGTAATTTGAAGGTGTCTGTGTGAGTATTTTTTCTTCACTACCAACAGTCCTATTCACTGTATTTCTAACACTGAAACTAGCAGGAGTTATTGCTTGGTCATGGTGGTGGGTAACATCGCCTATTTGGGTAGTATTGATTCTATTTATCTTGTTGATTACTACAACACCCTCTTGGTTGCTAACTAAAGGTTAAAATCATCATGAGTACAAAGACTATTGTGAAAGTTATCATCCGTAAGAAAAACAAAGATGAGAATGATGGGTTTTAACTTCTATACTAATATGCTTGCAGGGGACTTAATGTTCCTTACTATCACTGCTTACCTAAACTATGAAGGTCTATTCTTTTGAAGACTTGGAATGTTGTAACAGAAAATAAAGAAACACTTGTTGAAGCAGATCGCATTGCTTTACACGAAAATGGTAATTTGGTTCTCTTCTTAACGTCTACTTTGAAAGATGGTGCGTTAAGTGAGACATTAGTTGGAACAGCGCCTTCTCACAGTGTAGTCAGCCCTATTTAAGGCGGGTGACGATCCGCTAAAGACCTCGTACCCGTATCACTTAACCTGAAGAGGTTTACATGCAGGCCGGGGCATCCGGGCTTGTAGCATATTGGTAGATGCAACCGACTCATAATTGGTAGAACTGAGTTCGATTCTCAGCAGGCCCACCAATTTATATGCCCCGTACCCTCATATCAGCCTTCTAAGCTGATCCTTAAAATGAGATGGAAGGTTCGAGGTTCGATTCCTCTACGGGGTTCCAATTTTTAAAAGTCTAAACCCGACACTAAGAATCGGGATTCACTAAGTTGCTAATAAAACTAAATCCCACCTTATTCTGGCGAGTTTCTGACTATTCTCCGTAGTCGCTCGCCGTTTTTCAATTGCAGGTACAAAATGCCCCTCGAAACATTCTATATCACAACAGATGACAATCGTTATTTCTGCTGCTCACCTCAAGTTGGTTTTCACTTCTCAGACGATGCAGACGACCCAAACATTATTGATGGTAGTGTTCTAGAAATTAAATATACAAAAGAAGACACACTTCGACAGATAGCTGAACAAGTTAAAATGTCAAAGGGTGTTCATTATTCACGTAAGAGCCTCTTCCAGCATCCAACTGAAAAAGCATGGCTGGCTATTGAGAGGCGTAACGTAGAAGGTAAGGAGGAAAAGGAGTACACAGTGTTTTGGTCACGTAAGTTTAAACTTGTTACTTGTCTGTCCAAGATTACTGAGAAACGTCAAGGCAACTCCTCATTCACCCCTGGTAGTCAAGCTGCAAAGTTGGCTAATGAGAAGTCCCGATTAGCTAAGAAGAAAAGACTGGCGAATGCTACTGAGACTGCTAAGAAGCTTAATTTCGACCCCTTAAAAAGGTTAGCATTATATGCACTTGGCGACAAAGATGGCTTAGGTCTTAGTGGAGAAGTTAAACAATCCACTCAAATGAAAGCTCTTGAGACTTACCTTAGATACAGTCATCAACAGATGAAACCATATTCTCCACAAGAAGCTGAGAAGCTACAGAACAACAAAGATATACCGACTGTACACGTTACCCTCCCCAGCAACAATAGAGAGCTTAGTAGCGCTGTACTCTCCCACGATGACGCAACATCCTTTGAAGATTACTTGAGAGGTGCGTATTCGACAGAGGATGATGCAGATTTCTCAGATACGGAGCTAGAAGATGAAGACAACAGACTGCTCAATGGGCAATTCACAGTATCAGATGATTAAGGAAGGTAAGACATACAAGGAGATAGTTAAAACCATGAATCTTAACATACACAGAGATGACTATATTGGTGAAATTTTATCAGGAAGTAATCTGTCGGAGGTTTCTGGCATTACAGAAGATATTAGACGACACAAACAACATACAAAAGTCAGTGATGCGTATTTACTGGTGATGAAGTCGCTACGTGAGAGCAACCCTGGAAAGTATACTTATACGTTACTGTCCTCAATCTATGGTATAAGCCTAGCACAGATAATCCGCATACTTAATGGTTCTAGACGGAAAGGGGTCTTTGCATGAGTTATGAAACACTTGCCCCTCAAGAGGGTAAGCAAACCATGTTCCTAGAGAGTAAAGCGGATATCGTCATATATGGTGGCGGGGCTAAACTACTGGCCCGTTAGCTAGCAATAGCTGAATGATAATCGGATGAATTGCTGGAAAGCTAAGGGCTTATGTCTACGCCAATCAGCAGCCAAGCCTTATGAGCGCATGAGGAAGGTTCAACGACTACATGGTGTGATACGAACTTATCACGTAATACATGCACAGCGTCCGACATCCCGAGTGGATGATGATATAGTCTGATCCTCATTGAAAGGTGAGCCTCCCAAGGGTAGTGGGAAAACTTTTGCACTGATGTTAGAGTGCTTAAGGCATATAAATGTTACTAACTTTTACACATTGTTTCTAAGGAGAACCAAATCGGAAATCCGCCTTCCAGGGGGGCCAATAGATGAGTCTCGCAACATCTTCCCTCAGTTTGGCGGTGAATACTCAGAATCTTCAATGAAGTGGTCGTTCCCTTCCGGTGCGCGTGTCCAGTTCCAGGGTATCGAACTAGAAAAAGACCTTGAAAACTTTAAAGGCTCCCAAGTACCACTGATCATTTTTGATGAGGTCAGTGGCTTCACAGACAGACAGTTCTTCTACCTCTTATCACGCAATCGTTCCAGCACTGGCGTTAAGCCTTATATAAGGGCTACTTGCAACCCAACTTCAGATGGTTGGCTGAGGTCTTTGGTAGATTGGTGGATAGGCCCTGATGGATTCCCGATACCGGAGCGTTGCGGCTTTGTACGTTGGTTTGTTAGGCGTGGCCTGGATATGCACTGGTACGACTCTAGAGAAGAAGCTGAGAAGATATGGGGTCAAGACTCGATGCCCAAGAGTGCTACTTTTATCGGTGCAACTGTTAAGGATAATAAGAAGATCGACCCAGCTTATGAAGCAAACCTGAAAGCACTGCCACGCCTGGAGATGGAATCACTCTATCTAGGCTCTTGGGATGTGAAAGCAAACGCTGGTTCCTACTTCCAATCTGACTGGTGTGAGTATGTGGAACCTAAAGATGTACCTGTTGCTAAGTCTGAAATGAGGGCTTGGGACACAGCGTCAACAGAACCTTCAGAAGTTAATCCCGACCCCGACTACACTGCTGGCGTTAAGATGCGTTTAGGTGAAGATGGTTACTTCTACTTAATGAATGTTAAGCGTGATAGGAAGCGTCCACAAGGTGTTAAGAAGATGATGCGTGATGCTGCTGGTACTGACGGTATCAAGTGTGTTATCGGCTTACCTCTCGACCCTGGTGGTGCTGGTAAGTCAGTGTTTGAAGATCACGCTAAGAACCTCGCAGGTTTCAAGTTTAAGAAGTGTAAAACAACTAAATCAAAACTCGAACGCTTCGAGCCTTTCTCATCGGCTGCTGAAGCAGGTCTGATAAAGATAGTGAAAGGTGATTGGAACGAATACTACATACGTGAACTTGAAAACTTTACAGGAGACGGTAAGGGGCACGATGATATGGTAGACGCGACAAGTGATGTGTTCAACAACCTAGCGAGCGGTAAACAAGTACCAACCAACATTGATATAGACCCTACAGAGATGTATTCAGAGTCAATCTGGAACATCTAACTATTAACATAATTCATACTAATTGGTTGTAAAATGAATAGTTTGCATGTACTATAATGGTGTATTGAATCATTCTATTCATGTTCTTTTCCACTAGTATGAATTCTACTCATTCCTTTTAAGGGGTTTTAATGGCAACTGATGATACAAAAAGTGCCCCGCTTTCTGAGTTGGGTGGAACAGGACTTAGACACCATAACGGGTACATTGACGAAGAAATTGTTAAAGATTTACAGTGGCCTCGTTGCAATAAAGTCTACGCTGAAATGGAGCATGATGCTCTTATCTCTGGCGCACTCTACGCGATTAAACAGTTTATCAAGTCTTCTGAATGGCGTGTGGAAGAGTATCAAGGTGTAAACAAACCGGCTGATGCTGCGGAAAAAGCCGAGTTTATACGCTCTTGTTTAGATGACTTAGCAAAGCCCTGGTCAGAAACACTCGATGAGATTCTTAGTTATCTAACTTACGGCTTCAGTGTCCATGAGATTGTTTATAAAAAGCGTCTCGGGCCGGAGAAAACTAATAAAAAATATCGTTCAAAATATAATGATGGTTTATTAGGTTGGAGACGTTTACCAATCCGTTCACAAGACACCATTACTGATTTCCGTTTTGATGACCATGGAGGGCTTACTCATATACGTCAACAAGATTTCTGGAATAAAGTAGATGCTTGGATTCCCGATGACCGTTATCTGTTGTTCCGTACAACATCTTATAAAGATAATCCTCGCGGCCTAAGCATCTTACGTTCAGCTTACCGTGCTTACTACTTCCGTAAGAATATTGAAATTCAAGAAGCAGTTGGTGTAGAGCGCGACTTGTCAGGTATTCCGATTATACGTGTACCTTCTGAAATACTCTCTCCTGAAGCGGATGAGGGGCAGAAGAAATTGCGTCGGATGTATGAGGTTATGGGCCAACAACTTAAACGTAATGACCAGTCTTATATATTAATGGCTTCTGATATTTACGGTAATGAAGATACGGGCAGCGGTCAGTACATTTATAACGTAGAGCTTCTAAGTTCATCTGGTTCAAGACAAGTTCAAACCGGCCCTGTTATTGAGCGTTATGACCGCCGTATTATGCAGTCAATGATTTCAGATCATATGTTGCTTGGTGGTCAGTCTGTCGGAAGCTACTCACTGGCTTCATCAAAAGTAGACGCATTTAAGACGTCCCTAGTCTCATACCTAGATAACATCGCTGCACAGTTTAATGAAAAGGCTATCCCTGAGTTATTCCGTTTAAACAACTGGGACGCTACTAAGACACCAAAACTCGTACATGATGGCGTTGATGACACTAACCTCGAACTAATCGGGAAGTTCCTCAAAGACGCTTCTGGCGCTGGATTCATCACCCCAGACGAAGGTATTGAGAATACCCTCCGAGATTGGTCAGGGTTTGAAAAGGTTAAGCAGGATGGTGAAGGTTCGGTAATGGAGCGTGCAAGACAAACTCAAAAGATTACTGAAGAGTCCGTCCCAAATACACCAGGAGAAATTGCTGTAGATTCTACAGAACGGTAAAAATTTGCACCGAAAAGATTAGCTATCCACTCTAGTTCCAACTAACTAGATAGGTGCATTTCTATAACCTAGTTGGAGGTAAAATGCAAATTGTCAGTAAAGAAGAAGCAATTAATCAAGGTTTGAATAAGTTTTTTACAGGTGTCCCTTGTCGTAACAATCACATAACTACGAGAGATGTGTCTAAAGGTCGATGTGACGAATGCCGAAAAGATTCCTATAAAAAACACGGAAATCCTAAACGTGATGCGGGAGTTGCTGCTAGACGCGAGGCAGAACGTACCTACTTCGACAGCCATCCAGATTTGGTATCTCGAAAGAAGGCGAAAGTTAGGAAATATAAAAGAGATTGGATATCCTCTGTCTACGAGGAAGGTGGGGAGCGTCTCTCTGCCCATAAGGCTCGTAGGAACTACATAGTCTCTAAGAGGCGCAAACAACTTCAGCACGCTTCTTACGATATTTTTGAAGGCGAAATTCTACAAATTTATTTAAATGCGCAAATAGAAAAATCAAAGCTGAATGATTGTGTAGAAACAGATGAGACCCTCGACTTGCAAGTTCATGTAGATCACATTGTACCGCTACAAAATAACTTAGTGTGTGGACTGCACATCCCCTGCAATCTTCAGTTGATGGACGCCAGGGAAAACAGGGCTAAATGCAAATCATTCATACCGTATTGGGAAGACCACTTAACAGGGGAGATTAAGTATGTCAGTTGAAAGCTCCCCCTACCATGAGGAAGAAGCCCTTGAAGAAGAAACTCACGAAGAACTTTTAGCTCTCTTTGCACTGGCATTGCTTGCTGGAACTTCTGGGTTAGTGATGTCAACGTTTTCTTATTCAGATTTTGAAAGTGTACAGGCGCGCTTTAGGACTAAGGCTTCAGAAGTCCTCTCAAAACTATCAGACACTTCTCAAAAGTCGATTAACATCGGCCTTGAAAGAACCTCCAGAGAAGTTAAAAAGAAAGACCTCTCGGTGGATTATTCAGACTCACGTATTCAGTCACTAGCCGCAAGAATCTTCGATAGCCAGCTTGTTTATATACTTCAGACCAACAGTAATATGTTCAATGAGTTGCTTATTATTGCTGATGATCGTGGGTGGGATAACAAGGAGATTGCTAGGCGTTTGAAGCTTTACTACGGACTTACACCAAGGTATCTACGCACAGTGATAGCTATGGAAGATGCCTTGAAAGCTGAAAGTCTTTCTAAGAAGGTTATTGAACAGCGTATTCAGAGGCGTATTGACCAGCTTGTAGAGGTTCGTTTAAGACTTGCTTCAACAATGATTAGCACAAGTATCGTAGAGGGTGCTAAGGATACTGCTTTCACGCAGCTTGTCGAGACTGGTCAGTTAGAGCGTGATGACTACGTTAAACAATGGGTCTCGGTACTGGACGATGTAACAACTGATATCTGTGTATCGAATCACAGGGCGATTGCAGAGATTGGTCAGGCTTTCCCCAGTGGAGATACACACCCGCCTGCATTAAACCCTGTTCACCCCTGTCGGAGTTCCATGAGAATAATTAAGAGGCCCAATTAATGAGTTGGAAAGAAGAAATTTTAAGTGTAATTGAAAAGCATTTTGGTAAAACTGAGTCAAAAGGGGTTGCTAAAGCTGCTGATATCGAGAAACGACACTTCACAGCGATTGTACTCCGGCCTAATGAGGCGGATTTACAAGGTGACATATACGATGAAGAGTGTGTAGAAAAAGCCTGTCACCAATACAATGAACTTTGCCGTAAAGCTAATATCCAACACCTTACCCAAACTGAACTCGCAACGCCTATTGAGTCTTATATTGCTAAAGCAGACTTCACACTTGGTGGTGGTCAAGTTAAGACAGGTGATTGGATTCTCACAATGAAGGTACACGACGATGAACTATGGGAGATGTGCAAAGATGGCACGTTCACAGGTTTCTCAGTCGGTTGTACAGCACAAGTAGAGGGTATTAATGACTAAAGCAACCCGTACAGTTAAGAGTTTCAACTTTGATTTTGAAGGCGCTCACGTAGCATTAGTTGACAAAGCTGCAAATGGACAATCAGTCTTGGTAATGAAAAGCTTGACAGCTTCAGAGGCGGAAATTAAGAAAGCACTCTCCCAAGATGTGACAGTTAAAATGGACATTATGGAGTTCTTAACTCGTTACCTTAACCTTGGATACGATGATGCAGAGGTGGTAGCTGGTTTACTTGGCTACACTGCTGAGGATATTGATAATCCTCATGGGAACTCGGTTAGTAGTTGGGTAGAACACATTCAACGAAAAATAGACTCAGTACAAATTAACAAGTCTGAACACACTGAAAAACTCAGTGAGAAGCTTGAAGCATTTGCTGCTAAGTATCTCGAAAAGAATCTGTTGTCTTCGGTAGAAGGTGGTAATGCCACTCTCGAAGATGAAGATGTTGTAACTAAAGCCGAAGATGATAAATCTACTAAACAAGAGGTTGGTAAACAAATGCCTGATAAAAATGAAGAACTTACTCAAAAGTCTATTGAAGCAATGGTTCAGAAAGCCGCTGCTGAGCTGGCTAAAGAACAAGTTGAAGCAATTGAAAAGTCTTACGCTGCAAAAGCTGAGGAGTCTAATAAGGAACTACAAGTCCTGAAAGCCGCTCACGAAACCCGTACCCACCAAGAATACGTTGCTAAAGCTTCTGAGTATGCTTCCCTGCTTGGCGATGATGCTGATGTTGAAGGTATTGCTAAGGCGCTACGCGCTGTAGAGGGCTTGGAAGAAGCTGCACCTGTTATGGATGTTCTTAAAGCTCTTAAGAAAGCTGCTGGTCAAGATGACTTGCTAGTAGAAGTTGGAAAGTCTGCTACTGAAGAACAGCCTTCCGATATTGATTCACAAGCCATTGCTGTTGCCAAGAGCCTACGTGAATCTGATCCTAGTCTGACACAACGTCAAGCTGAAATGAAAGCTTATGAGCAGCTTGTTTCCCAAGCTTAATGTTTAACACTATATCTGAGTAGTAATACTCAAAACACTTATTAAAGGAATCTAAATACATGGCACTTGATATTGATCCAGTCCACGACTTCGGTAATTTCAACCACATTGAAAATGACTCTCTTGCACTTGCAACAGGTAAATTTGTAGTTGTAAGCGCCACTGGCGATGTTTCTGTAAATACTGTTGCTGGTAGTAAGTCTTTCGGCGTTCTTCGTCGTGGCGTTTCTTCTGGTTTTGTACCTCCGGTTCGTCGTGCAGGCGGTATGGCTTACGTTTCTAAAGCTGCTGCCTATGCACCTGCTATTGGCGATGCAGTAACTAACGATGTGGCTGGCGATGCTGTCCTAGCTGTAACGGGTAATGTTATCCAAGGCGTAGTTGTTGACGTAACTTCTGGCGCTGATAACGAAGTTCGCGTTCTTCTGTCAAATGGCGCTGAAACCGCACCTGCTTAATTCTACAAACTAATTTAGGAGTTTAACAACAAATGCCGAAAAATATTAACCCAGTTACAGTCCGTGGGCCTGATCGCTACCTTACTAACTTCTCTCTGGAACTCTCACAGTCTAATGAAGTTTTCAAAGCTGCGAACATCCTTCCGAGCGTTCCGGTACAACGTCAGACTGATATTTACCGTATCTACAACGCTGACTCTCTTCGTAAGTTGAAGATGAAGCCCCTGGCAAGTGGTACACCTACTGCTGCTGGTGATATTGATTTCTCAGAAGGTACTTACTACACCAAAACATACGGCTTGCACGTAGACTATGATGCCGAGACTAAGGCTAACGCTGAAAGTGGTTTGCAACTAGGTCAAATGGCTACTGAGTACCTAACTACCCAGTCTATGATGCACCAAGAGCGTCAATGGTTCGACAAGATGTTCACTGCTGGTAAGTGGGCGACTGACAAAGTTGGTGGTACTGACTTTAATAAATTCACCGATGCTACTTCCGATCCTATCGGTGTTGTTAAGAGTGCTATTACACAGCAACAGATTCTTGCAGGCGGTATTCGTCCGAATGTGTTGGTTCTAACTCGCAAGGTTATGGACACGCTGGAAGAGCATCCCGATATTATCGACCGTCTGAACCGTGGTCAAACTTCTGGCCCTGCTATGGCGTCTGAACAATCTCTTGCAGCTTTGTTTGGTTTACAGCGTGTTGTAGTTTTAGAAGCGGTAATGGCTGATGAAGCTACTGGTGACAATGAGTTTGTTGGTGGTAATCATATGCTGCTGATGTACTTGAATGGTAACGCTGGACTACGTTCTATTACAGCCGCTGTTCGTTTCGAGTGGGCACGCCTTGGTCAGTTTATGACGACCGGTCAGGTTATCCGAGTGTTCGATCTTGATCCCGTTATTGAGGGTACTACCCGTTACGAAATCAAGTCCAACTATGACTTCCGTATTGTAGCGCCAGTTCTAGGTACTTTCTTCCAAGACGCAGTTTAAGACTAATCTAGGGGCTTCGGCCCCCTTTTAGGTATAAGGAGTTCAAAATGGGATTAGTTACAGAACGTCTGTATGACCCTTCAAAGCCACTATTTCTTGCAAAGGACGTTAGGTTTGACGGTCGTGATTGTCAGAAAGGTGATGAAGCGCCTATCAAGGATATGTCAAAACGTACTTTGATGAAGTATTTCCGAACAGGTTTGTTTGTACATGAAGTTCGTAAACATAAGCAAGAACCTGTTGTAGAAGAAACTGAACAGAAAGATGAAGAAGTAGCTCCTAAGCGGCGTGGACGTAAATCTTCTAAGTCATAAATATAAGGAGGCGTCATGGCGTTCACATACACAGGTAACTTAAGTGATGCCTTAGAGTACGTAAGATTCTTAATTGGTGATAAAGACCCTGAAGTTGCTTTGTATCAAGATGAAGAAATTAACTTTTTCTTGAGTAAGTACCAAGATTTAACAGAGAATAATATCAAACGTGTTGCCCTTAAGCTTCTAAAGTTAATGCTTAATGAAATTTTACGTGGGCCTTCTAGAGAGCGAAGTGGTGGTTATGAGGTTTATCAGGCATCTGCTGAATCCTTGAAACTAGCTGTTAACCAACTAGAAGCGGAGATTAGAAGTGTATCCGGAGCAGCACCTTCTTTTGGTGGTGTGTACAATCCTTCGACAGAGAACAATAGAGACAATCCTTCTTACGTATCTTCAAAGTTTACTAACACTAGGATTTTCGGAGAGTATTAATGGCTTCCAAGGTTTCCTATAGGTTAGAAACAAAGGGGCTTAAAGAGCTTAAAAAGAACACGAAGAAGTTGAAAGGACGTTCTGTAGACTGGGGTTTTCTTAGCGGTACTCACTCAGGTTCAGGACTGACTTATGCCTCGTTAGCCAGCATTCTTGAATACGGTGCCGTGAGTAATAACGGTAATAGGATACCTCCAAGGCCCGCTTTTGGTGATTTTGTTAATAGTCTCAGGGCTTCCAATAAACAATACGAACTAGCTCTTCAGAAGCACTTTAGCGACCTAGTAACCGGAGTTGTTAAATCGCCTGAAAACATCTTAAAAGTATCTGGTGAACACTTAACATCCCGACACCAAACAAAAATGGAATTCTGGATAATGGGCGGCTCTAAGAATACTGGTAACGCACCTATGACAGTCTCCGCAAAAGGATTCAACCAACCATTCGTTGATTCTGGTGAACTAGTTCGGAGTGTTGACTATCGTAAAAATTAAAGAGGCTATATGTCGATTGCACGATACAAGTTAATTAGAAAGAAGCCTCTAACAGTAGAAAGAACACTGCCAGGGGCTTTTGTAAATGGTCGATGGTTAGAAGGTGAGCTAAGTACACTTGAAATAAAGGGTCACTACTACCCCTTAACAGCCAATGAAAAGTCAACCCTTCCCGAGTCTTTCCGCTCGAAATCTACCCTTAAACTGCACTCAGTTACAGAGTTATATTCAGTCCGTGAAAAGGACTCACAAAGTTCAGACAAAGTTCTTATAAAAGATAACTGGTTTGAAGTGCAAGAGGCAGACCCCTTCTTTATGGGTATCCAGTATCACTATGAATACCTTCTAGTACGTATTGAACAGTCTGCTGGAGGGGTAAGTTAATGGCTTTTATCACGGATATTGAAGACGCATTACTGACTGTACTCAACCAAGAACTCACAATTCCAGTAATAATTGCTCATGAGAATGCACCGGAACCTGTAGGTGACTACGGAGTAATTGCTTTTGTAACAGCAGATAAGAAACATAGAAACGCACTTCACTTCTATAAAACATTAGAAGGCTTTGAAGAGAGCGTTCAACAGACTTTCTTATTACGTTTCAATCTCAAGTTCTACGGTGATTCTTGTCACGACAACGCATTTTTATCACAAGCTGTACTGGCGTCTTCAGACATTCAAGATGAGCTTTATCACTTTTCACATTTGTCTTATGCAGATGTAGATTCAGTGCAGAACAATCCAGAGTTCAGGCCAACAGGTTTTATAAAGAGGTCAGTCTATGACGCCACTTTCTTGTCAGGCTTTGAATACAAACGAACTATAGATTGGTTCGACACAGTGTCTTATGAAGGTGAGTACATCGACCACAACGGCAATATAGTACTTACAACTTCTGCGACAGTATCAGCTAGCGATACTTAAAAACATCCCCTATAGGAGTCATTAAAGAATGGCAACATCAATTATTGAAGTAAACATTACGCGAGAAACACAAGGCGTTAGTCGTCAAGGGTTTGGTACACCTCTCTTCCTAGGTACAACTGATGGAGGTTGGAGTGCTGGCGAGCGTGTCCGCACCTATACAGGTATTGACGAAGTTCTAGCGGACTTCCCTGCTGAGTCTGCTGAGTACACTGCGGCTCAACGGTATTTCGGCCAAGAAGTAAGTCCCACCTTTATTAAGATTGGTCGTCAAATTCTTGGCGTGGCGAGCGTAACGGGTGAAGTTACAGTAGCTGATGCTGAAGCTTTTGATATCACAATGGGTGGACTGACCGCTTCTTATACTTCTGGCACTGGTGCAACCGCTCAAAGTATCGTTATTGGATTGCTGAATGCTTTTAACGCCGAAGGTCTTGACGGTGTATTTGAAGATAACGGTGACGGTACTTTCACCATCTTACCCAATAACACGGAAACAGCTAGTGTAAGTGGTACTCCCAATATGACACTTGTTGAGAATACCGAAGGTTTGACTGATGCACTTACAGCTATCAGTAATGAAGATGATGATTGGTACTTTCTAAGTACATCTGCCCATGATGCTGAAAGTATACTTGAAGCGGCTGGTTATATCCAGGCCAAACAACGTATGTACATCACTTCTTACAGCGGTGTAGATGCTTACTCAGCTAGTGCCACCACTGACCCAGGCTTTCGCTTACAAGAACTGAATTTTGACCTTACTACAATTATCTACACAAAAGATTCTTCCGAGTTCCCTGAATGTGCATTGGTTGGCTTGCAAGGCCCGAAAGACCCAGGTTCTACAACTTGGAAGTTTAAAGAAGTATCAGGCGTAACTCCTGCGGGTATTAATACCACCCAAAGTATCGTTCTTAAAGGTACTAAGTATGACTATGGTAAAGGCTACAACACGTTTGAACCTAAAGGTGGACGAGTTATCTTCGCTGAAGGCCGTACTGTAAGTGGTGAGTTTATTGATGTTATTCGTTTCAGTCATTGGATTGCTGCACGGATGGTTGAACGTACCTTCATGACCCTGGTTAACTCCGAGAAAATCCCTTACACACCAGCAGGCTTCTCTATCATCGAAGGCCGTATGCGTGAAGTTCTGAATGAAGGCGTGGCAATTGGCGGTTTGTTCAGCTACACAGTCACCGTCCCTAATCCTCGCAACATTGATCCAAACAGCCGTGCGAATCGCGTTGCTACTGGATTTAAGTTCAAAGGTATTCTTGCAGGTGCTGTTCACGCCGTTGAAATCTCAGGCTCACTAGAGATTTAAAACTAACTTTCTATTCTAGGGGCTTCGCGGCCCCACTTTTAAATCTTAAAGGAAATTAAAATATGTCAGGTTTGAAGACTTATAGCCCCGAGTTCACAAACGTCGTTATCAGCAATGAAACAACCAACCATATTATCACCGATTATGCAGAAGGTGGTTTCATTAGTTTGGAACCTACTACCGAGCGTTTTGTACCTGTTTATGGTGCTAAGGGTGAATCTTATCGTGCCCATAATCCAGTAAAAGCATTTGATCTAACTCTAACATTATCCCAGACATCTCACAGCAACGATATCCTCTCAATGCTTCTAGATGCTGATCGGGAGTCACTGGAAGGGCCGTTTACACTGACCTTTAAAGACTCTTCTGGGACTACCATCTTTACTGAGAACAGTGCGTATATCGGCCAAGAACCTTCCCAGTCCTTCTCAGGTGGTGGTACTATCGAGTCTCGCGAGTGGACTATCCACCTCCCTAATCCGAGTTACCGTATTGGTGGTAATGGTCGTTTCAGCGCTGACAACCAATCTGCTGTTGAAACTCTTGGTGGTACTGTAGATGCTCAGTGGCAAGCTTCTTAATTCCAATAAGGGGTTTAACGACCCCTTCTAAGGAGTATTTATGAGCTTAGCAACTTATTCCCCTGGTGAAGTAACACTTTATATTGCAGGTCTTCATCAAGTTACAGGGTTTTCCCCAAACTCTATCATTCAAATCGTAAAGGATGAAAACTACTTCAAAACTTTCAAAGGTGCAACAGGTCAGTCCGAAAGAATGACGATGCCTGATAAGACTCACACCATGGAAGTCTCCCTCTCCCAAACATCCCCTTCTAATAGTGTCCTCAATGCACTCGCTACCCTTGATCATATTACAGGTCTAGCACAATTTCCTGTCTTTGCTAAGGACTCTTCCGGTGAATCTCTCTTTATATCAGCATCTTGTTGGGTAGAGAAAGCTGCTGAAGCTTCTTATGGAAAGGATATAGCTTCGAGAGTGTGGACAATCAGATGTACTGAAATGGTCTTTGGACTTGCTGGTAACGGCGATGAAGGTGGTGCTGTTTCAGAACTTGGACAACTAACATCACTACTAGGCCAAGCTGGCGGTAACTTGGGGGTTTTCTAATGACTACAAATACATTCGACCCTTCTAAAGTGATACTCGCTATTAATGATTATCAAATCACAGGTTTCATTGACGGTGCTTTCATTGAGGTTATACAGAATGCTCCTTACTTTAGGAATGTCCCAGGTATTCGAGGTAAAGCTACAAGAGTGCGTTCTAGGGATAGGACAGGGACAGTTAATATAAGATTAATGCAGACATCACATGATAATGAAGTCCTCTCAAAGCTTGTAGAGCAAGATGACATACATCAGTCAGGACTTCTACTAGCTACTCTCAGGGATGTTGGTGGCCAGTCAGGATTACAGTTTGGAGGTGCCTATATAGAAGGCCCACCGAATATAACCTACTCCTCTGCGGAAACATCACTAAGAGAGTGGAGACTTCACTATCAATTCATCACAAGATATTATGTAGGCGGTAATGAATCATCATTGCTAGATTTATTTTAATAGGAGTTTATAATGCGCAAACAAGAAGAATTTGAAGTTAACGGTAGTAAGTACCTAGTCACACAGTTTGGAGCTAAACAAGGTGTAAAACTAGGCAAGAAAGTAGCTAAAGTAGCACTCCCAGCGATTGCAGCGGTATACGGTAATGAAGCTTCTAGTGAGTACGCTATTCCAGTAATGATGGAAGTTGTAAGTGAGAATTTAGATTATCTTGATGAAGATACCATTCAAGAGTTGCTAAGCTTAACTACCAAGAACAACTATGCAATTAATTTTGATGATGAATTTGCTGGTAACTATCTAACTCTTTTCAAGTTGCTATGGGAAATTGTACAGTTTAACTTTGCGGATTTTTTTCAATTGGCCCAGGGCGGTACAGATCAAGCCGACCAGTAAGCGGGCCTCAGCAACAGTCTCAAGTAGCTAAAGTTTGGGACAAGTTTACATCTACTTCTGAAATTGAACCGGAAGTCTACATTGTTATAGTTAAAAACAGGGCAACGCTGAAAGAGCTTGATTATGACTACAGTGTTGACGACTTAATGACACTACTTGAGATTATCGACATTGAGAGTTCTCTAGATACCGCTTCTAACTCGGATGCTGAGAAACAACAACCAAAAGGTAAATAAGAATGAGTTCACAAATCGCCAGCCTTTTTGCGAAGTTGGGTTTCGATGTTGATACCAAGGGTCTTAAAGAGTTTGAGAAAAGGTTAAACAGAGCTACTAGGCAAGCTAGGAATCATGGTCAGGCTTCTGCGGCTGCTAGTAACACTGCGACCAGAGCTACTAACAAAACTCGAAAGACAGAGAATCAACTAGCTAAAGAGGTTCGTCGTAACTACGCTAAAGTACGTACTGATCGTAAACAAGCTGTTGCTGACACCAAAAGAATTAACGATGAGTTGTCTGCTGGTGGACTGAAAAAGAATCAGAAGAAAGAACTTAGAGAGGCTAGAGGCCGTACACAACAACGTCTTGATGATTTAACTAAGCAAGAAACAGCCGCTAGAGACAGGCTTCAAAAGCAGGCTGAGGCACGTAATCGTAAGACTGCGGCTGCTAATGACAGGCTTCGTAGAGACGCTGAACGTAGGGATGAACAAGCTCATAGAGCGCGCACTGAAAGAGCTAGAGAGGAGCAACGGAGAGCTAGAAGAACGGCTGCTGAAAACGCACGTATAGATCGTCAGAACAGCCGTGACAGAGCGCGTCGCCGATCTATACAAGAGCGTCGTGACTATGAGGCGTGGCGTCAACGTGGAGATAGAGCTAGACAAGAGCGTGATAGAGAACGCCGTTTCAATAATCAGCGGAACCGTGAAGATAATCGCCGTAGGCGTGGTGGTGCGCGTGGCGCTAGGAACTTTAGTAGAGGTATTGTTCCAGGTATCGGTGGTTCCTACGCCTTAGTACAATCAACACGAAGTTATCAAGGTTATGTTGGTACACAAGCTGGTCTAACTGCTGCCACTGGTTCACAAGAGCAAGCTGATAAAGAGTTTAAATGGCTTGAGCAACTTTCTAAGAAGTTAGGTGTGTTTGTTGGTGATATGTCAAAGGGCTTTACAAGTCTCTCTGCCAACACAAGAAATACATCACTAGAGGGTCAAGGTACTCGGGATATCTTTGAAGCTGTAGCAAGTTACTCGCGTGTATTGAACTTGTCAGCCGCTGACCAGAATGGTGTTCTTAGGGCACTAACTCAGATGGTTGGTAAAGGTCAGGTTTACGCAGAAGAACTTCGACAACAGATGGGTGAGCGTCTTCCGGGCAGTTTTCAGGCAATGGCGAGAGCGTCTGGTTATGGCTCTGATGAAGCTGGTGTTACTGCGTTCTACAAAGCTGTAGAGAATGGCGAGATAAAGGCTACTGAAGTATTCCCAGAGTTTGCAAACGAACTCATGAAGATGGCCAATGAGGGTGGTGCCCTTGAGAGGTCTATAAATAACACATCAGCAGCTATCGGAAGATTCCGCACTAACGTATATCTTGCTAATAAAACTATGAACGAGTCTGGTTACGATGTAGGTGTACGTAACTTGATGAATAGAAGTTCCGAGGCTATTAACAGAGCTGAACCTTTCTGGGATATCTTAGGTAAAACCCTAGAACGATTCGGTGATATTGTAGAAGTTCCTGTTGAGTTATTCGGCGCTTTAAGTGAAAGAATCCCACAAGTAACGGCTT